TGGCATATTCGTCAATGACTACGAATGCTAAACCCACACCTCGAAGTGTATCTGGTCTATCTGCACCTTTTAAGAATATCTTTCTACCATTCACCAATGTGAGGATGGAGGTGTTCTCATGTGCAGCAGAAATTACTTCATGTCCTAGTTCTTTAAGTAGTCCCCATAATATGTCTTTAGCTTGTTGGTAGGTTGGGGCTACATAGAATACATCTTTGTTCTTACTCTTTAGAGCTTCTATTAGTAGCATCCATGCAGCGAGTCTTGACTTACCAAATCGTCGCCCTGCTGCTACAACTTTAAATCGAGTCGTGTCGTTAAAGACCTCTAGTTGCTTCTCATGAAGCTTTACTTTTAAATTAGCCAATATTAATTAAGCATCCCTGCTTTTTTTCTATCTGTTTCTATGCGTTTTCTATTTGCTGTAATATTATCATAGTAGAAAGCTTTTTTCTTTTCTATGGCTTCTTTAGCAAGACGATAGACATCTTCTTCTGTTTTAGCTTTCTTTGCAATATCTAACCCAATGGCATTATTAATGCGATCCATGTCAGATTCTTCTTTGTAAACATTTCTGTCTTGTTCTGAGAATTTCCATTCATTGTAATCACCTAAGCTTTTAGCAATAAAGTCTCCAAACTTTCTAGCATAAAGAGCAGATCCTACAATATGGCGATAGGCATCACTAGCACCTAAAACAGTTCCTTCAGAACCATAAAGTTCATTACCAGGTTTTTCAGCTACAGTTTTCATATCGAAGTATCCTGGCTTTTTAAACCATTCTACTGCTTTTGAAACTACAGCATAAGGGGTAAAGTTATCCTTCTCGTCCATCTTCTTCTTTTATTTCCTCGTAGTCTGCTTCTTGTATTTCTTCTTCACTCGAATGTATCACTGTTTCATTCACACCCATAATTTGAATGCTTATCTGATTACTCTTACCCTTGGCTTTTTCTAAATAGTCAGCTGGGAGGATACGATCCATGACAATTTTAAGACAAGCCATTTGGTCATCATCTGTATCATCGAGAGCTTTATGTAAGACCTTCTCGACAATGTACTTACTTTCCCTGCCTAACATTTCAGCAAGAATCTCTTGTGCCCTTGCTTTTTTAGAAATAGGAAGAATAGCATTACTCTTCTTCTTTTTAATGATTTTGTTCTTTTTGTATTCGATGGGTTCTAAACCCTGAGCCATGCGTTCTTTGTTTAAACGAACTAAGGCTGGTCTCCCTGCTCCTGGACGACGACCACCTCGCTTCTTTTCAGAAACTGGAGTTTCAACTTGGGGTTCTGCAAGAACCACTTCAATATCTATAGGCTTTATTTCGTCATTCATTCTTTACCCTTACGGAGAAAAGCATATAAAATTATATGCTCATATAACAATTATATCACAAGTATTCAGAAAAGTCAAGCCTTTTCTTCATGAGAAGCTAGTATAGCTATTTTAAAGAAACTTCTTGACAAACAAGAATGTTTCTGTTATAATTAATAATTAATTAATAATATATATATAATATATAATTAATAATATATATATATAATAATATAATAAATATATATTAATATAATAATATATAATATAAATAACAAAGCCAGCTTTTGAGGGCTGGCTTAGTTTATTACTTCTATGAATAATTACTTATTCATTACATACATTGTAACTTCGAAACCGAAACGCATTTCAGTAGCAGCTGGTTTTGTCCACATAGTATTCTCCTCGTTAAGTTAATATAAACTTTTTACAGTCTATAAGTTTTATAGACTATTCCAGTCTATAATACTATTATACTCCTTTTCTTAGAATATGTCTTGCGTAAAATCATGAATTGTACTTTCTTCAGTAAGCGAGGATTCGAGTCTAATTTCTCGATCCGAGCTCCATTAAGCACCCTTACCATTAAAAAATAAAGAAAAGGACTTCTAGCCCCCTTAAAATTAGTTTTAGAGGTATATTCATACCTAGTTCAGTATGCAGTTTTCTATTCTTTTTTAAATTTTAGTTATTGATGTTTGAAAAGGTCCCTTTTTTCCTTCTGATATATTTATTGTGTACCTATAAAAATATTCCAATACAACCTAAACACCCCCCCCCTATACTTAACAAGTGATTAAAAAATAAGCATTGGTTAGTTAACAAGTGATTAAACATTAAGCACTCATTAAAGCTCTTATGATTGGTCTCTCAATAGTGAGCACAATAGTTGAGTAATTATGTCGGGTAATTTTGGAAGTTTTATGATTGAGTGAGTGAATGTCTTTTTAATGGTACACATAACATCATGATAAGCTATCCTTATCACACCATAACAGACGATAAATAAAACATATAAGGCATTGAGCACATTGAAGATATGCACAAAAATTGAGCACAAAAAGAAAATTTGAATAATTCAAAAAGTTGGCATGATTATTGCTTCATGATTGAATTTTATTTGATTAAAAGTGTATTTTTATTGATTGTTTTGAAATATAATCGGGGAGTGCACATTCGCACATATTTATAAGGATAGAAAATGAAAGCTCGGATTGTCATGTATTTCGTAATAAGTTTTATTTATTTATATGGTTTTATTTTCTTAATGCTTTCACTATAGGGGATTATCATGCACAGACTTTTAACATTAAACGGACTTTTTGGAGTGAATAGAGAGGACTTATCAAGTCTTATCTACAGCAATTTAAGGCAAGTAGGATTAAGAACTCGCACTTATTCGGGTGCTTTCTTAAAATCTCAGACTGTCAGGACAGGTCATAAGTTGTCAAAATATATTGCGACCATTAAAAAAAATAATTCACCGACAGAGGTCGTCTGTGATTATTTAAAATCTCTTAGGTGTAATGTCATTCGCAGTACAGTCGATAAGATTGAGCCGTGCATTTTCAGAGTTGACAGACTTTGGAATGAGCATGGGTGGGAATATATCGACATGATAAGGCTCGGTATGTCAGAAAATTCAAATAAACTTTTCAGTAATTTTCAAGCCTTGCACAATCTTCACAGGTCTGTCACTGAGCCCTCAATGGTGGCATATTATCCGAGTTTAAGACACATGAGAGAGGGTCGAGAAGTTAAAACTCGTCTCGGGAAATACCTCACCACTTTTAAAAATGAATTTTCTCTCTCTGAGAGTGAAATAAAAGCGATTGTCGAGGGGTACAACGGATTTTTAGAGGGTCAAAAAGGGTGGGTGGTTTCATTCATTGAGCACAATGACCCTGAAGGGTGGGTCAATGCTTATTCAGATAACAGAGGCATAAGGACATGTATGTCAGGTGAAAGTGCTGTCAGAGTATATGCTCATGAGAAGTCTGTTTTAAGACTTGCTGTTTTAAAAAATAGTGGGGGAGTGATAATAGCTCGATCGATTGTCAGAGATGATGAGAATAAGGGTTATTTAAGAATTTACCCAGCTCCCGACAATGCACCTGAGGGAAGATTTTTAAAAGACTATTTATGTGCGATTGGGTATGACAGCTCAATCAATCTTAATGGGTGCTTATTAAAAGGGATATTACATGAGAATTCAGGGTGGGTCGCACCATATATCGACAGTGGGGACAGAGGTACTCAAAATGGCGAGGAAGTTGTCATAGAGGGTCGCACCTATCTAAAAATCGGTCATGGTTATCTCGACTTAGCTCAGACTTCAGGAAGCACTGAAGAATTGATGAGCTGTGAAGATTGTGGGGAGCACATGTCAGAGGGTGAAAGCTGTTGGATTGAGAGCTGTGACAGGTCTGTGTGTGAAACCTGTGCGAGTGAAAATTATACTTATGCTTATTCAAGACACGGACAGACAGACATTCCTCGAGATAGTGCTATTTATTGTGAGACTGATAGTGAGTACTATGACATTGACTATCTCGGTCAATATGACATCTATCAATGTGACCATGACGGACAGTTTTATCATGTAGATGAGATGATTTTTTGTGACGGGGGTGTTTACCATGAGAGCTATTGTGTCAGACTTGATCATGAGCATGACGGGGACACTTATTGCTTCAATGAGTTCGCACATACCTTGTCAGACGGGTCAAAGTGTCACAGTGATGACGCTGAAGAATTGCAGGAAGCACTATCAGAGAGATATGACCCTGACAGTTTTGAGCACAATGAAAGTGAGGTCAATCATGAATAAAAAAAGATTATTCGACATTTTGTCATACAGACGAGGGCACAATTCAAAGGGTGAGAGTGCTTTCATTAAAAAGTACCTTTCCAATTTTGACACTCTCAAAAATGACAAGGGTGAAGTCCTTGCTTATGTGTATGACAATCACAATGACACAAAGTCTCATAAAATTATGTGGTCATGTCACATTGACACCATGCACAAAAAAGACCCTCAGAAAATAAAGCAGGAAGTCTTTTTGGACACCTTTGACACAGCCTTTGTGGGTGATAAGTCTGACTGTCTCGGTGCTGACAATGGTGCTGGGGTCGCATTACTTCTCGATATGATTGATGCCAATGTCGAGGGTGTGTATGTATTTCACAGAGGTGAGGAAATGGGGTGCTGGGGGTCGTCTCAGATTGTCGAGTTATTCCCTGATTTCATTAAAACTTTCACTCATTCAATCGCCTTTGACAGACGAGCTGAGACTTCTGTTATCACTCATCAATCGGGTCGAAAGGGGGTCAGTGACACATTCACAGCTCAGATGTGTGACCTACTGTCACTCGGTTATATTCCTGACCCTACAGGTGCTTTCACTGACACTTATCAGTATTTTGACTATGTGTCCGAGTGCACCAATATCAGCATTGGTTATCATTCAGAGCACTCGAGTACAGAGACCCTCAATGTCTCTCATGTAGAAAAGTTGTCAGATAGATTGTGCTCGATTGATTGGACTGACATTGACCTCATACATGACAGGACACCTGAGCCCGAGCCTTTTTATGGTCGGTCTTATTATGGGTCTTATTATGATGTCCCTATGTTTGACGACTTACTAAACTATGACACTCGAGCTCTCACAGCATGGGTCAAAAATGCTGAAGTCTCTGACATTGTGACAGTCATTCAAAACCTGACAGATGAACTCGCCTACAGCTATGAGACAGACCTACTTCCTCTCAATCACTCGAGGGCTTTCACTTAGAATTATCTTTTAAGTGCTCATAAGCCCTCACTTTCGAGGGCTTTTTTTTTGTCTGTGAGTATTTAAAAGACTTTTCTTAACTGTGGTCTCAATGACACACAAAAAGTCTTATTAAGAGCATTTTTAAGCATTTTAACGGATTTTTATTTAATTTATAGGGGGTAATATATCGGACACAAAAATAATGCGACATAGCTCGATTGTGTAGGTCGATTATGTAAAAAAGTCTTATTTTATAGGGCTTTTAAGACTTTTTAAAATGACGGGTACTCTGTGAGGGTCGAGTTTTGTCTCTAAAAATAAACTCATGAAACAATTTGTTACAAAGTTTTTGTTAAAAATATCTTGACAAAAACCAATTTTTCCAGGATAATTTTCAACAAATGGCTTTTCCATTTTCAAAGGAGATACAAATGAAATATAGTTTTTATAAAGTGTTATATAATGATGGTGCAGTTGCTGGATATGTTTTTGGCGAGAATTATGAAGATGCTATACAAAAAGCCAGGACACTCTATAACAATTTTGTTATATTAGAAATCATAGATGATGGAGAATTATAATGAATATAAAAAAATTATTAATAGTAGTTATTGCTTTATTTGCAATTAATGCTTATGCTTGTACGACAAAAAATTACATTGTAGATGGGCGAGTTATCACTTGCACTATCTGTGGCACTGTAATTACTTGTGTTTAAAACTTTAATGGAAAGCGTTTAAACATGGACATTAATTACATTGATACCCAGCTTTCCTGTATGAGTGTGGCTATCTACCACGAGGCACACACACAAAGCGAGAGGGCTAAAAAAGCGGTGGGTGAGATCATCATCAACAGGGCTAAAAGTAAACACTTTGGAAAAACCCCTTGCGAAGTTATACACCAAAAAGGGCAATTCGTGGGAGTGTTTGACTACTCACACGCTGAAATCTCAAAGGAAGACTTTTTAAAAACAAAACTAATAGCATGGCAAGTGTGGTTTAAACCTGAAAACATCATTGGAAATAGATTGTATTTTTATGATGATTCAATTAAACTTAAAAAACATAAAAATGATTTAAAGATTGACAACCTTATTTTTTACTAGGAGATATAAATGAAAAAATATAAAGTTTATGCTGAAAACATAGAAAAACTTTACATTGTAGTAGATGCTGACAACATCACAGACGCATATTTAAAAGCATACAAAGCAAAACAAAAAGATTTTAATTACACTTATGAACTTGACACTTTCCGAGTGTTAGCAAACAATGTAGAGGAAATACCACTCTTTGAAGACTTTGCTAAAACACAATTAGACGTTGAATTGGAAGATTTAAGAGAGGATTATCTAAATTTCTATGGACTTTCTGAAAGGGATAATGTATAATGTTAAGAGACAACTTACTTTTTTATCGTAATGCAAGACGTTATTTAAAACTTATAGGAGTTTATCATGATAGACGCATGGAAACAAAAAACTAAAAACTTTGGAGAGTATAAAATAATTTACTTGACAAAAAATACCTTTAACTTCTTTTGGGGATATGGTTGGGATTCACAAGCGAAGTTTAAACGAGATGGCAGAGTGTTTAATCTTTTACAAAGACCAACACGAAGCTTACCAAAAGAAATAAATGTAATTCTTTCTAAAATGATGGGAACATAAAATGAGATGTATTGCTTGTAATGCCTTGCTATCTGATTATGAAGCAACTCGCAAAAGTCAGACAACAGGGGAATATTTAGACTTATGTAATTATTGTTTAAACGACATACAAAACGATTTATTATATATGGAAAGAGAAGACCTAGCACAAAAAGAAACACCTTCAGATGAAGAACACCATGACTTTTTAGAATGGAAAGATTTATGAAATACTTGACAATATTAAAAACCGCATTAGTATTATTTAAGCACACCTTTCAACACCTTTCAAAAGAAGATGTTAAATATGGTGACATTATCAATGTAGATTTAACATGGACTATAAAAAGGATACCAAATGAAAAAACCTGATTGCTGGTTATATGAGGAATATGACACTAATGGGGAATTACGATCAAGTCAGATATGGACTTTTTTACCCTCTGACTTAAAACAAACCATTAAACTTAAAGATGTTCATCATGTAGAACTCACACCCATGTACAAAGACATCAAGGCAAAACAAGTGTATAATAAAGAGAATAAATATGATTCAAAGAAACTAACAGAGGCTTTTTGTGGTCACTAGACGCTATGTAGTTTATGATGACTTTGGTGACTTACGAAGTTTCTATTCTCGTAAAGAAGCTAAATGGTTTTGTGAGAATAAACCTGAGTTTAACATCAGGGTATTAGACAAACCTATTGAAACACCTTTGATTGATCTAGTTGGGGAATGTTTATTTTGAGTCACTTTTTATATAATGAGAGATGTCCTAAATGCAGTGCCAATGGTGCTGACAAAAGTGGAAACAATCTAGCAGTATATTCTGACACGCATAAGTATTGCTTTGCTTGTGGCTATTATGAGAAAGGTGACATCGTAGAACGACACAGGGTGAAACTAAACACTCAACCTAAACTCACCTCATTCACTCCATTTAACAATAGTGGAATAATGGATAGCAAGGGTATGACTTATTTA